GTCAAACCCAGTGTAATCAAAAAAGCAATCCGTATTGCACAAAAAGATCAATGGGATCAAGTGTTCCGTGAATTTGATGATCTCGAAACTATTGTGGACATCAGCGGTCATGCAAACCGCCGTGAAGATTAATGAATGAAATATTCGCAGGAACATATAACTGGATTCGAGAGGATTGGGAAAGTCATCGAGTACGGTTTTGTCTTGAGGTCCTTGCTTGGGCTATTAGTATTGGCTGTTCTATCACTATGGCCACAACCGTGCCTACTCCTCCCCTTATTGTCTTGTACCCAATTTGGATTACAGGTTGTGCTATCTATGCTTGGTGCGCTTATAGTCGGCGTTCCTTTGGCATGCTGGCTAATTACATTCTGCTTACAACGATCGACACAATCGGACTCTTCCGAATGATGTTTTAAGCACGATAAATATTATTGAACACGGTCCTGCGAGCCATAAGTCGCTAAGAATAAGGTTGCCGGCCATAAGCGGTAGGAGAAAATTATGAGTTACGTAGATGCCATATGGGATCGCGACAACGATATTGTCAAAGTCGTTGAACGAGATCCAAAGCAAGGAAGGGTATTCCAAAACTACCCAGCAAGATATTTGTTTTATTACCCTGATCCAAAGGGCAAATATAAATCAATCCACGGTGAAGGCTTATCGCGAATCACCTGTAAGAACAATAAAGAATTCCAAAAAGAACTACGCATTCACAGCAATCAGAGATTGTTTGAAAGCGACATCAAGCCAGTGTTCCGTTGTCTCGAAGATAACTACCTAGGCAAAGATGCTCCAAAACTAAATGTAGCGTTTTTCGATATTGAGGTGGACTTTGATCCAGAACGTGGTTATGCATCGCCGGAAGATGCGTTCATGCCAATCACTGCAATTGCTGTTCACCTACAATGGATGGATACACTAGTATGTCTTGCAGTACCTCCAAAGAAAGTTAGTATGGAAGATGCCAAGGAAATGGTCAAAGATTTTCCTAACACTATCTTATTTGAAACAGAAGCAGAAATGTTAGAAACATTCCTGACATTGATCGAAGATGCTGATGTACTAAGTGGTTGGAACAGTGAAGGATTCGATATTCCCTATACTGTCAACCGTGTCATCAAAGCACTGAGCAAAGACGATACTCGTAAATTTTGTCTATGGGATCAGTTTCCTAAGAAACGTGAATATGAAAAATACGGGAAGCAGGCTGTTACATATGACCTCATTGGTCGTGTACACGTTGACAGTCTAGAACTATATCGCAAGTATACCTATGAAGAACGCCATAGTTATCGCCTAGATGCGATTGCTGAATACGAATTAGGTGAAACTAAAACACAGTATGAAGGTACACTTGATCAACTGTACAATAATGACTTCCGTAAGTTTATCGAATATAACAGACAAGACTGTGCGCTTCTAGATAAGTTAGACAAGAAATTAAAATTTATCGACCTGGCTAATACTGTTGCTCATGAAAATACAGTGCTGATTCAAACTACAATGGGTGCTGTGGCTGTTACTGAACAGGCTATTATTAATGAAGCACACCATAGAGGCATGATTGTGCCTACTCGTAAAAATAGAGATGACTTAACTGACACACAGGCCGCAGGTGCTTATGTTGCCTATCCTAAGAAAGGCTTACATGACTGGATTGGATCAATGGATATTAACAGTCTGTATCCGTCAGCTATTCGTGCGCTCAACATGGGTCCAGAAACTATTATTGGGCAGTTGCGTCCACAATATACCAAAGAAGAGATTGAAGCAAAGATTGCCAAAGGCAACAGCTTTGCGGCCGCTTGGGAAGGAAAGTTTGGTACCAATGAATATGAATTTGTCATGAACAAAGACAAAGTCAATGACATTATTGTTGATTGGGAAACTGGCTCAACTGATGTACTAAGCGGTGCTCAAATCTATGACATGATCTTTGAAAGCAACCAACCCTGGATGCTCAGTGCCAATGGTACAATATTTACATATGAATACGAAGGCATTATTCCTGGTTTACTAAAACGTTGGTACAGTGAACGTAAGGACATGCAGAAGAAACTTAAAGAGGCAATTGCCGCGGAGAATAAAATTGAAGAAGAGTACTGGGATAAAAGACAACTTGTTAAAAAGATTAACCTCAACAGCCTCTATGGTGCTATTCTTAATGCTGGTTGCCGTTTTTTCGACAATCGTATTGGTCAGTCAACCACACTTACTGGGCGATGCATTGCTCGTCACATGGCCGGTAAAATAAACGAAGTTATTACTGGAGAATATAACCATGTGGGCAAATCTATTATATACGGTGACACTGACAGTGCTTATTTTAGTGCTTTTAGTACTCTCCGAAAAGAAATAGAAAAGAAAGAAATCCCTTGGGACAAAGATTCGGTAGTTCAACTTTACGATACTATTGCAGAAGAAGTAAACTCTACATTCCCTCAATATATGTTAGATGCATTCCATGTACCTAAAAGCAGAGGTGAAGTTATTAAGGCAGGTCGAGAAATTGTAGCCAGCAAGGGCCTGTTCATTACCAAGAAGCGTTATGCTGTACTGTACTATGACAAAGAAGGCAAGCGTAGTGACATCGACGGCAAGCCAGGAAAGATCAAGGCCATGGGCCTGGATTTGAAGCGTTCAGATACTCCAGAATTTATGCAGAAGTTTTTGGAAGAAGTGTTAACTAAGGTGCTTAATGGTAGCGAAGAAGAAGAAATTCTCGACATGATCAGTGTATTCCGAACTGAGTTTAAGAATAGACCAGGATGGGAGAAGGGCAGTCCAAAACGTGCCAATAACATCACTGAGTACGAGGCCAAAGAAAAGAAACAAGGCAAGGCCAATATGCCCGGACATGTTCGTGCTAGTATTAACTGGAATACCTTAAAACGTATGAACAGTGACAAGTACAGTCAACAGATCGTCGACGGTATGAAAGTGATCGTTTGTAAAATGAAGGATAATCCGTTAGGATACACTTCAGTAGCATACCCGGTAGACGAAATGCGTTTACCAAAGTGGTTTCAAGAACTACCGTTTGACCACGGTGAAATGGAAGCAACTATTATTAACAATAAGTTAGAAAACCTTATTGGAGTGTTGGAATGGGACCTAGAGTCAACAACACAAAATAATACTTTCGGCAGTTTGTTTAGTTTTGAGTAAAATTAACTTGACACTAACCAATTTTCTAAATATACTTATAAAAAGGACTTTAACATGCAAGACTTACTAAAAGACATCGTATCTCATACTCACAATCTCGGCTTTCTAAATATTGTCAAGATCACAGGAGACGAGACAAAAACAGCAATCGACTCTATGGCAGATGACCGTAGTGTTATTATGCAGGCAGAAACCAGCGGACCATACCCAGATATGATCGGTGTGTTTGGTATGCCGCAACTTAATAAATTAAAATTCCATTTGGACTGCCCAGAATATAAAGAAGGTGCGTCAATTGAAATAGTAAAAGCAGAACGCAACGGGGATGAAATCCCAGTGGGTTTACATTTTGAAAATGCTACAGGTGATTTTAAAAACGACTATCGTTTTATGAACACTGAGATTATTAATGAAAAACTCAAAACAGTTAAATTCCGCGGAGTTAAGTGGGATGTAGAAGTTGCGCCAACTGTACAGGCTATTCAACGTTTTAATTTCCAAGCAACCGCTAACAATGAACACACAACATTTTTAGCTAAAACTGAAAATGGTAATTTAAAATTCATTTTTGGTGACCAAAGTACACACGGCGGTGAATTTGTTTTTGCACAAGGTGTAGGCGGAAACCTAAATAAAGCATGGACTTGGCCTGTAGCCAGTGTTTTAAGTATCCTTAAAATTGCAGATGCCAACAATGCTAAGATTGGTTTTAGTAATGAAGGTGCTATGCAGATTGTTTTAGATAGCGGTATTGCTACCTACAAATACATTATTCCAGCACAGGCATGATAAACGGTATCCATGCTTCTGGACGTTACATGAGTGTGCTTGGCGGCTCCGCCAGTAACTATATTAACAACTATAGCGGAAGCCAGGGTGTTGGGAACTTGCGTTTTAACACCACTAATCAGACTATGGAAGTATACGATGGAAATTATTGGGTTACATTAAACATGCCAAATGCCACTGTAGGACTCAATGGGGTTGCTGAAGAAGCAATTGATTGGGTTCGGCGGCAAATGGAGGAAGAAAAGGAAATGGCAGAATTAGCAAAAGAGCATCCTGCTATAGACTTAGCATTAAAAAACCTAAATAAAGCCAAAGAGCAATTAAAAATAACAGTACACCTATCGAGAGAACATGAAGAAACCACCAGTTAATCTAAGCCCGTTACAGAAAGACTACGCTGTCTATTTGCCAGCTATTAGTAGTTTTTATAGCACCTATGTTGCTAAACAGCGACTAGAAGAATTTGTACCTAATGATCGTATTCCAGCAGGGTTTGATCGTGGC